TATCTTTTTCAAATGCTAAATACATTAAACAGGAGTGTACGTTGAGTTTGGTAACTTCATCAAACTTGGTAACATCTCCTTTAGCAATTCCATAGATTGATTGATACCAACCCCACTTGCTTCCAAAGCTTCCTTCTGTTGAGTAGTCAGGTTCTCCGCCTCCTTCTGTAAATAGTTCAGGATAGTTTGTACTAACTCGTTGTTTAAATTCCAAAAAAAAACCATAGCACCAAACACTACATCTAATGGCATCCTTTTCATTGCTTCTGCATTGATTCCTGTGTATTCTTCTATTTGATATTTATGACCTTTCTTATATGTTACAGGTCTGTAAAGAACGCTCATTGCTTTGTGCATCGTTTGCCAATCTCCTAAATTCTCATCAAGGTCAACATACTCTCCTAAAGTCATATCGTCAAGAACAGGAATGAATCCTAATTCTATCCCATCTAATTCAAATGTAGGTATAAGAGAATGTTTTGTATCAAATACCTTGTTTAGGTGCATTACAATCTCTTGTACACTTTTATACTTTATAGTAGCTACATCTTTAAGGTCTAACCCACAAAATATCTCCACCATCTTTTGTAAAAGAAAAATACTATCTTGATTCTCTTTAGTATTTAACTTTTCAAATCTTTGATATTGACCTAACGTTATTTCGTTTAGGTTTTCAGGTATTTCAATTTCTAATTTCATAGTATATAATTACAATAACAAATTTAAGAATATGTATAATAGGTAAAAAAGAAAAGGAGGTATTTCTACCCCCTAATCCAAATCAACAAAATGAAACACGGTCTATTGACCCAAAATAAATCTGTTATATGCGTATCGGTATGCTTTCTCTATTGCACTCTCTAACTCGGTACTATTTTGTTTGTATAGTTCTTTTCCTTCTATACTGCGTTGACCTTTATAGTCAATATAGAGTGTAACATCAGAACCTTTATAACCTCCACGTTCTGTTGGTTTCTGCACAACGTAGATATCTTCATACCAACACGCTTCTTTCATTTTATAGTAGTCCAACTATTTTATCGCTTATATTATCCATCCATATCATAAAATACACAAAGAAATATATTGATGCGTATATTGATACTATAAATGTAAAAGCAGCACCAACTACCTTTAACATATTAATTAAATTTTCTTTTCTTGTTATTTTGTTTAACAATAAGTACTCTTGATTTTCCATAATTGTAATTTTAATTAAACTTTGTTTATACGAATATATAAACTTTTTTTTAACAAAACAAATTAGTAAATAAAATATTCTCCTTTATTAGGATTCTCTAATTGGTCTGTTAAGATGTAACGAGCAGCATCAATACAGTCAGGATGCTCACCTGTAGGTTTTTGTAGTGTATTACCATCTTTGTCTTTTGCCCATACATATCCTTGTAGTTCTTTTTTTAGATTCTTGCTTCTTGCAGTAACATATATTTCATTTTGGTTTATTAAGTTGATACCATATACTACAGAATCCCTTCCTTTACTTACCCCATATACAGAATGACCATATCCCTGAAGTTCTGCTATACTTTTAGGTTCTGCACTATCAGCTACTATTGTTTCTTTGATTTCTTGTTCAGTTAAGAATCTACTTATATCTCTGTTTAACATTCCTTTCTTATATAGAACCTCATCGTAAATATAAGCATCATTCCACTTATATAATGCTATGAGTGTTGTAGGGTCAACAGAATATCCAAAATCCATACCATATCCTAATAATCTTGCATCTTCAGGTAATCTATCTATTTCTTTCCAATCAGGAATACATACACCTTCTAATGAACCCATCTCACCTAATCCATATACTTTCCACCAATTAGCCCAATACGTTGAGGTCTTTGCTTTCTCTTTAGCTTTCTCTATTTCCTTTACAATAGATTCAGGAAGTGCATCGTTATCTTTATAAGTAAGTGTGATGTAATCTGTATCAGGTTTACCTATTAGTTCTTTGTCCACCCAAAACAAATTAGAAGGGTTATAATCTAACCATATTGTACCACTTGTTCTAACTGCTAATTGTGTGTAAGCATCAAAGGGAACATTATTACATTCGTTAATATATAAGTCGGTTCTTCTTGCTCCTCGTAGTTTATCCGATTGGTCAGTTGAAAAGAACTCTATATAACTACCACTTGAAAAGGTGTATTTTAAGGTACTTTTATTGAACTGACTATCACTATACCTATTAAGACCTTTTAAAATGGATAAGAAGTCCTTTAAAGCACCTCTACGAAGGTGTGGTATTGATTCAGATACTACGCTTATTTCTTTTCCTCTGTTTTTAATAGCATAGTTGATTAATAAAGCAAGAATTGATATTGTCTTGGAAGCTGAAGTACCACCTTTGACTATTCGTATCCTGCTATTAAGTTCCTGTAGTTTTTTAAGTGCTTTGGTTCTTTTAACCTGCATCAATCAATATCTTCAATGAACAAAGGTAAATCTTCGTTAATAGATATATCTTTTGTTTCTCTTGGTTTCCCAAGATAGTAATTAAGATATAGTGTTACCCATCTAATATCTCCTGATTTAACACCTTCTGATAATGCAGCTAAAGCATCATCCTCTAATGGACTTAACCTCTCTACAAGTTTTATTTCTTCACTTTTAGGTTTTCTTCCTGCAAATCCTTTTGTAGAGTGTCCACCATTATTCTTCCTACCATCCATAATTAAAAAACATTAATTAATTAATTATCTATATTAATACAATAAAGGATTAAACATTTTGTTAACCAATGAATCCATATTTCTGATAGAACTTCTCCCTTCTATTGTGCTTTTCTGTTATCTCGTTTAGTTCTTTAGTAAGTTGTTCATTCGTTTCCTGCAAATGTTTTACGTGTTCTTTAAGTGTTGCGTATTTGAGTATTATACTTTCATTGAGTTCTAATACTACTTCTTCTTCTTGTTCTATACTTAATATTTTGTTTTTAAGTATTTTATAGTTGTTTTTGATTCTTGAATCCTGCTTCATCCAATTATCTAATTGTCTTATACCGTGTAGAACAGTAGCGTGATTCTTACCAAAATCCCAACCTATACCTTGTAAAGTTATATTTGTAAATTCTTTACAGAGTTTATAATATGTTGCCCTTGCTTCAACGTAAGGTCTTTTTCTTGTTGGTGTGTTTATTTTTAATTCAAAATATTGGTCAACTATTTCGTTTATTAATTCTTTTGTCATTTTCTACTTTATTTATTAATTCTTTTATTGTCATATATCCTGCTTCGTGTATTGCTTTTAATATTCCTGCACACGCTTCATATTCTTCCGCCTGTTCATACAGGTCAATAGCTTCTTCAAGTTCTGATACATTTCTACCATTTATTAAATCCATCAAAGCAAGATGGTAAAATTCTTCTATTATATCTTTATTCATAATTTAAACAGAGAACCAATCAAAAACTCTGTTGTTGTTGGTTATTGACTGAATCCCAACAAATATAAAGAACATAGATTGGTTTTTATTCATTTAAAACATCCTTAATTGTGATTGATGTTCTTGTAATCGTTTCTTTGCTGCAATATAGTAATCTTTATCTAATTCGTATCCTTCTAAATCATATCCTAAATTATGACAAGCAATAGCTATTGAACCGCTTCCAAGATGCGTATCTAATATCTTATCTCCCTCTTTAGCATAATTCATTAAAAGCCATTCGTAGAGTTTAACAGGTTTTTGAGTTGGATGAAATCTTCCTCCATTATTATTGTTATCAGCCAATGCCCCACCCCTACTAAAGTCAAAAATTCTCATAGCCTTGTCAGGTTTAGAATACCAAGCCAATTCCCCATCCGCTAAACTAAAATCTCTTTGCATTTTATTCCATACAATAAAACTATTGCTATAAGACCATATAAAGGGAAAATAATTGCCTCCCCAAATAATTTGTATTTTACTTATTCTAAATAATTCTATAAAATATTCGTCTTTTGGAGTTTCGTTATCCCAAGAAGTTTTCTTGTATTGTTTCCAACCACGACCTGCTTTACTTTTGCCTTTAGATTTTATTCTTGCTTCTGCTGCAGCATTTTGTTTTTTATCAGCATCTATCCCATAAGGAGGGTCTACAATAGCAAGGTCAAACTGATTATCGTCAAACCCTGCCATTGCTTCCATACAGTCTTGGTTGTATAGGTTAATCATTCGTTTTAGCATATTTTTTATAAAAAACTAAAACATTGTCTTTTGTAGTGTTTAATTCTTTATCCATTTCTAAATCTATATACACTCCAAAGTTCACAACGTCATTAAAGATGTCAATCAAATTCCAATCTTTATTTGTTCTGATTATATGCTCTATTAATACAATTAAAGCAGTTTTAGTTACTAAATGATTGAACGAATCTACATTATCATATCCTGCCTTTTTCTTTAATTCGGTTAGATATTTTTTATTAAAAAATTTATATATAGATAATCTTAATTCTTGATTTAATTTGTTTTTAGCAACACCTCTCTCAAAAGATTTTTCATCTTTATAACTAAAAAATAATTTTTTTATTGATGAGTGTGAAAACACCTTACTTGTTGCAGAGTGTATGTCATCTTCATTTTGAGCAAAATTATATACATAATTCCATACAAACTCATATGGATTATCCTCGTCATTTGCTTCAAGTGTTTTAAGGTTTGCGTGATGTCTTATAACATCGTAATCTTTTAACTTTTCAGCTAATTGATTCGTATCGGTAAATAATCTTTTTCTGTCAGTTCCTTCAGGGCAAATTATACAATGTACTTCTTGTTCATCATTACCTTCTACTGTTCTCCATCTTTGTCCTCCATTTTCTAAAGAATAAAATCCATCAGGTAATGGGAAAAGTATTAATGCTGAATTGAATCCTATTTCACTTATAGATTCCCCTAAAGCATTTATATGAGATTTTATTCCAAATCTTTGGTGTTTTGGTATTAATAATTTAGGTCTTAAATCTTTTACTTTAAATGTTCTAATTGTTGTTGTATTATTTGTTTTCATTATTTCTTGTATTTAATTGTTTTTTGTTTATAATATTCCTCTCATTACATATTGGTCTAAATCGTTTCCTTGTTCAAAAAAGTATTTATAGTTATCTACTGCTTGTCTGAATTTGTTTTCGCCTCTTGCTAAAAATTCCTCACTTACATCAAAGATTCCTATATCGGTACTTGCCTTATCTACCACAAGAAATACAAACTTATCTTTATTAAATAGTTTAAGGTATAACCACGCTTGTAAATC